TGAAATCAGTATCGATGATATTTCCATCATCATCCCTGTCTGGATATAGTTCAGCATAAGGTTTTAACAATTCCTCAACTGAACTAAGTCTTCCCAATTCAACTGTGTCCTCGTCACTTGCAATACCATAAGCACCATCATAATCTGCATTAATAACTGACATGCAGAATCCATCAACACACTCTAAGTATGCCATTGGTACTCCATGATAAGGTTGTCAAAGAACACTACAAATTTGCTTAAGCTAAACACATGGTTTCACCATGCACCTCCACTACAACCTACTTGTCTCTTCAGTGTAGTATTACCATTAGATTTCCTCACTTAAGCCTAATCCAACCTACTCAGATAACACTCTGATCTATCCGATTGCTGATGCTACGAATAGGTTGGAATAGACCTATGAATAGCACTGTGACTACTGGCAGGATTCGCATCTACACATAACTGATTTACAGTCATTCACGTGTAGTTAGGCTCACCCTAACAGGATGTGATGCTCTCGTAGCTAGGTTCACCCACGGTCATCACAGTGCTAACTTGGTGCAAGAGGTAGGAGTCGAACCTACACAGGCATAGCCCACTGATTTACAGTCAGCTTATCTCACCACATGAATGCTCTTGCATATTTTATGCACTCAATACTCCTATACATGAGTGCATATTATAGGTCAATACTTATGGATCTCAGCGTATGCATAGTCAGCATAGCTTTCATAACCCAATTTCTTCCACCTCTGTTCTGTCTTGGTCCTATTGGACCGACTCACTGCCTCAACCTTTTTGTAATGGTCAAGGTTCTGTTTATCTGCTCTGGTCTTAATCCTGCGAGGCTTTCGTTCCTCTGGTATGGTGCAAGTAACATAGTTCTTGCGACCATCGAAGCCAGTTTCATTGAGAAGATCATCAAGCAAGTCATTGAATGTTGACTCATCAAGACCCTTTGTCCTGCGACCAGCAGAGTCCATTGACCCTCTGATATGATCCGCAAGTTGCTTTGGTTGCTCCCGTGTTATGAAGTAACCAGAGTCCTGTCTGTTCTTCCATGCCCTGTCTTCTATGCCCAGACCCTTGCGAACCTTTTGAAGATGGTTCATGAAGGGCTTAACATCTCTGACAGGTCTAGCTTCAGGATTAATACCATAGAGACCACTAACTTGTCCCATGGTAACTCCTTCAAGTTTTAAAAGATCAAACTAAGTAAACTTAATGTACTAACCTCACTTATGCATATAGAATATCAAATCTAAATCCATTGTCAAGTCAATCGCTGATCTGTTAGATGGCTGAGATCAACTTGATTAATGTTGAATAAAGAATATCAAATCCATAATCATTAGCAAGTCATTTGTGTATTAAGTTTGTCATTCGCTTTGTTCATAAGCATTGGGAAGAATAATACAACATTGGAATAGATACACAAGTGAATTCTTAATTAATGTTGTAAGTTATTGAATTTATAAGGTAAATCCAGGTTTTAATATGAAATAGTTAATGATTTCAATGGTATACAATGGAATGAAAATCGAAAACGGATAGATATAAATAAAACTAATAAGATAATAAATTTAACTAATGCTTTTATTATATATATATGTATCGATTAAGTATCTGATTTTCTTAAGGTTTTCCAGTGTTTTCCTTGGATTCCAGATTGTATATCTGCTGAATCCTTAAGGATATCAATGCTTTACGCTGGATTGTGGCTTTTGATGTGGCATTGATAGGATTCGTAACGTATTCAAAAGGAAAACAATAGGTATGAACGATGAGCAGCGAACCACACGAAAAAAACGAACGGGGGAACCCCCAGATTAGCGTTAATTCTAAGGGTCTCGTATTTTTTCTCTAAATATTGAAAGGTCTAGTAGCATCGGTTCCAGTGCTCCCCATTGTTACAGCCCTCATGTGCTTTCCCTTGTCATAATCACCCAAAGTTGACCTAAGACCCCTAAGACTACCTTGGATCATCATTAATCCTCTCCTAGTAGCAATCTCCTTGGATAATTCCTTACCGAACTCATCTACGTAGTAGGCTTCCATAGAATCCTTATCGTAATCATTAAGTACATCTAAACAATCATCAATAGTATTCTCTACTTTACTAAGAAGGTCTTCTACCCTCTGTTTATTATTTATCATTATCAATGTTCTGTACTTAAGGGGGTAGCTTTACTCGGTCCTATCTATGAATAGAGGTTAATTACAATGTTTTCTACATCCAAGTGTTTTCAACGGATTGGAAGCGTTCCTTTCCGATTACGTGAGCCATGAACTTTTCTAGCTCCAAATCCAGGTTTTCATTCTTTCTTTCCACTATCCTTTTGTCTGCATCAGCAGCCATCTGTTCCACCCAGTAGTTCACTGCGATACTCAGGGCATCCAAGCGGTCATCATGTACCAATGCACCCTTGTCCCTGGTGATCCTAGTCATCTGGTGAAACAACATGTACTTCGCTTGTTTCTCCGCTGGGTAATCAAGGACAGTCTTGTAGTCTCGTTCTATGACCTTCTGATCAAACACAAGACGATGCTGGTTCATCACAGGTTCCATAGTATCGATGATACGTTTCTCCTTTTGGATGGAGTGCCTTACTTCTTCAATGGTCACAGGATGGATCTTGATAAGAACAGGCTTGAGTAGTTCCATGAACATACCGTCACCAAAGTTACTCTCGATAATAAGGTAGTTAACTTTATGTTTCTTAGCGATCATGGATAGTGTCACAAGGTTCTTCTTGTCATACCCTCCCTGCATACCACCGCACTCCAAGACATAGAGAATCCCATTGAGCATCTTGACCACTGAGTATCCCATCTCGTCCTTTCCTCGACCACTTGGGTCTATGGACATCACACTTCCTGTGTAGTCTATCCAATCCCCAATAGTCTCTTGTGGAGAATGAAAGAAGTCTCCTGGTAATCCAGTGTTTGGTAGATCTGTAAGACGATTCTTTGGGTCTTTGGACCATATTGGTTTCTCTGGGGCTTTTTCGGTATCGAGTGACATGACTATGAGATCCGATAGTTTCAATGGATATCTATCGGCATCACTAAGGGATGTATCAAGCATGAACTGGAGAGCAAAACCACTCCTGCCATAGGACAACTCTCGTTCCAGAAGATCCTCATCATCAAACCTTTTGGGATCTGTGGGTAACCCTCTAAGCTTTTCATCCTTGTGTAGTTGCTCTGCTATCATAGGAGCAAGACGTTCCCTATACTTTATTTCCTGTGCTTTATTAGGATACCTCCCCGGCCAGATACGAGTAACGTACCCACGATCTGGAAGAGTCTCGTAAAGAGACATTTCTGTTTGTGGAGTACCTAAGTACATGATCATACCGTCTGGCTTAAGGACAGCATCGAATTCCTTTACGGCTTCCGAAAGCTTGTCTCTCATAACTTGTGTCATGGAGTTATTAGGAACCTCTACATCATCTGCAACGATGAGATCTGCACGAGATCCTGCAAGTTGACCTGTGATACCCACACTTTTCACAGAGGGACTATGGGATGCTTTGGCAGGACCAACATCAAATGCTATCTTGGACTGTCTTTGTCCTTCACGTGACCTGAGATGATTAAGTACTGGCATCTCTTGGATAAGCCTTTGTGTAAAGGTGGAGAAGTCATCGGCCCTTACTTTACTAGCGGATACCACGAGTACCTTTGCTTGTGGATCGTGGAGTAACTTAAAGCACACATAAGCACTCGTAATGTATGACTTACCTACTCCACGGAAAGCTTCTATGACTCCACGTTTAGGAGCATTCTGTAGAAAGTCTGCCATGTCGTACTGTACTGGAGTAGGATCTGGAAGATTGAGATGCTTCCAGCACATATACAGAAAATTACGGAAGTCAAGAAGTTGGTTCATTTACTCTTTTTTTTAATTTTAAGCTTATCTTTGATTTTCTTTACATAGTAATGCAAAGTTGACCTTGCTCTAGAATAAGCATTGGCTTTAGCTTTAGTGTCGAACACTGCTATTGATTTACCTTTGTTTTTACCTTTAGATGGAATGACATGGTATTTTCCATCCATTTCCCATTCTTGGGTTACTTCATGGCTCATCTAATTTCTCTAAAATATAAGTTCCACAAAGACTCTTCGTTACCTATAATTTCGTATCCTCCTCTTGGCATAAGCTTATGGAATTTAGAATCTTGGTGACATGGCATTATGTACTCGTTAATACCACGGTCAGCAAAGATTGCTTCCATAGTCTGGTATGCAGCTAGACTATCTCGTGGTTTAGCTTTTGTTGTGTGCATCCACCAGCATCCTGCGGTCATGTTTACTGAAAATGCACCTACTACCTCACCGTCCCTAAGGACCATGTGAGAGGGCTGAAAGATCCCACCGTGGTCGCTTTTAGCAGCGGCCTGGACCTTATCAGCCTGTTCTTGTGTTGTTATTGGTAATACTTGGATCACATCCCTCCTCTTAATTCCCTTAATCTATTTTCTTTATCTTTTTCGGTTTTACAACTGCATGGGGTATTACCACACACATCACACTCTTCATTGGCAAATCTGTCGTGCATCATTCCCTCTGTTCTTATTCCCATAGATTTTTGATATGATATTCGTTGTTCTCGTTGCTTAAGGGATTCCTTGTTCATTAGTTGACTTTGCTTCTTCGTGCTCCTATTTTTTTCAATTGCTGATCGGTAACAGGCATTGTTCCTCCCATACCTCCACCTCTTCGGATCTTAAGCTTACTCATGACCTTACTTAGCCATGACTTAGCTTTTTGGCTTTTGTTTCCTTTTCTGTTAAGCCTTCCAGTTTTTTTATTGCTTAAATCTTTATTAACGTAGCTTTCTTCTGGCATTTTTATGTCTATTGGGGTGTTCCTATGCACGTGTGGATAAAGATGTGCATACGTGGGTTATATGAATATGTGTATATATTATCATAAATTAAGACTACGCTATACTTTTGTAATCTTTAAGTTCTGCGGTGGTAGGAAATGGGAGTGCATCGATGAGATTCTTAAGAGGACTATCCTGCACTGGTAGAGCAGTTATTTCATTGTCCTTAAGGAACTTTACGGCTACCGCTAGATCCGCTGGTTTAGCATCACCGTTCTTTATGCGACTAAGGAGTTCCTTTGCTACTTCCTCGTGGAGTACTTTAAGTTGATCCATGCTATACCCCACCTACTTGAAATGATCCTCTTGCTCCTAAGGTATTCTGATTGAGACCTACGGATTGTCTCGCTGTAAATTGCCGTTTTCCACCCTTCTTTTTAATCTTTAGTTTCTGAGGAGTCTGAGGAGTAAACTGTATTTCAGTTGGGTCTTCTTTTACTTTCTTTTTAGCAAGTAAACCTTCGGAAGTAGTTGGATTAAACCCAGAACCACCTTTGAAGTCAGGATCTTTTACCCATTTCATTGTTCTACTGTCGTACTTATACCCAGGTCTCTTTTTAGATTCTGTATCTACATAGTCACTACTGACTCTTCCAGTTCCTCTACTCATGTATACCTTCTGTGTATTGTGTTTTTCCGTCTACCCTACTTGCAGTAAGTACTCTATGACGGTTTTCTCCTTGATTGTTATAGGAGACATGTATCCATCCACTTGTGGGTTCTCCTTGTTCGTAGAACTCAAGTATAAGCTGATCGAATGTAATATTTTGCTCAATCCACTTTGCTAATTTAAGGTTGTCTATTGAAGGACATTCTAGGTCTGCTGCCATTCCAAGAACATGCTGGCTGGAGTCTCCGCTACCTATCTTGCGGTTCAACTCCAGTACTCTCAGAGCAGAATTAATATTAACCCTCCCA